ACTGAGGTTGGTGTTAGCTAATTTCTCCCCGACGAGAGCTAGAATTAAAGGTGTGCTCGAGGGTGTGGCTTACGAGCCTGAAACTAACGGCCCAGCTTTCCCGATGAGTGAGGCCGGGATACCCGAGAATTTCATAGCAGCATCGGGAGTCTTAAATTATTATATGTGGTATGGCTTGTACAGTTTGTACCATAATGAGGCTAGAAGCAGAGACGATTGGAGAACCGTCTATGGTTCACTTTACGAGGAGCTTGGTATAACTGCAACAGCTCACATGCGACCTGCAGCTGTGTCTCTCGTGACTGGAAAAGAATTTCCGACGGCGATGACAGAAGGATGCGGAGTATCGATAGACACTTCATATCTGTATAGGATGGATAAGATAACTCAAATACGCGATTTAGACGGCACGATAGGCGCAGAAGTCAAAATAGATGCTATATACGCGCCTGTGAGTGGCAGTATTATATTAGGAGCTGTTGCGTGTTCCCTAGAGACGACTGCCCACTTGCAAGCAGTCCAAGTATTTAAAGGGCTGGGGAGGTCAAACCCTAGGTATGATTTTGAGCAGAAAGTGATAGTCGCGAATATTTACAGACTTTTTGGGCATGAGGTTACGTTCCGTGACTCACTGAATGGCAGTGAAAAGAAGTCCTGGGCGCCAGTGAGGGAATGCATAGTAGAACCAGCCAGCATAGAGTTCGAAACCAACTTAGTGCACACCTGGGAGCCACATGAATCAAGCAGACGTGAAGGCAGATCACACGTATTACCGCAGCTGCGTACAATACTTGACGGGCAGATTTTAAATATAAGTATCAGCAAGCCTAACATAAGCCTCATGAAGTGGCAATCGAGAGTAGTGAAGATTAGACCGGTCGTGCGCCTCACTAGGGTCAAAAAACCTGTTGAATTTAAAATAAATACAAGTTTGACCCCTAGGCCTGCGATATTTGCTGCCCGGAGAGTACACAACGCACCAGGCCAGCATTTTCGCATGGACGCAGCGGAGCTACCCCCCCGATTGCCGGAAGGCCCAGTGGTTCAAGCACAGCCGCCGGTAGACCCGGGTGGCGGCGGGGTGG